ATATGCGTTTGAAAGTTGATAGTACTAGTGGTACTGTTGGCAGCGTATATGTAAGATAAATATTGATATGGCGCAAATTACTACACAACTTTTAGTTTCACAACAAACGCATCCTAGCGATAGCTCTGTACAAACTGTAACCAGTGACGCAGTCAAAGGTAACGGGTACTACGGACAAGCTGATGGTCGCCATACTGCGCTATTTTCTGTAACAGGATTTACTGGAACCATTACCGTTCAAGGCAGTCTAGTCACAAATCCAGGCTCAACTGATTGGGCAGACATTACTGTGTTTTCAGACGGCACAACACAAGAAGATGGCAATACAGCAGTTAACTTCACAGGTAACTTTGTATGGCTACGTGCTGTAGTTGAATATACAGACGGCACAGTAAATTCAGTTCGCATTAATTACTAACCATAATTATACGTATGATTAAGAAACTTGTAGCGTTTGGCTGCTCCTGGACCTTTGGCGACGAGCTTGATGATCCAGAATTTGTAAATTCTAAACATCAACCTAAGTGGTGGGATTATAATACCCCGTATCGGCTTGCCCACGGATACCCTGGATTAGTTGCTAATCACTACGGGCTAGAATTAGAAAATCTTGCATTTCCGGGTGCTAGTTTAGTATCAATGCGTGATACAGTTACGTGGTACGTGTCTAATCACGATGTTCAAGACACAATTTTGTTAGTAGGGTTAACGGAATCATGGCGTTGGAGTTGGCATAACGCTGCCCATGAGCCAGGTCATGGTGATCCGGAGTGGAACAAGCATGTTCATAGTGCCTGGATGTTGCACGATAATTTAAATTATTCAGATAATTGGCGCAATGCATTTAAAAGTTTTATCGACGATCAAATGTGCGACGAATTGCAATTAAAAAATTTAAACGAAACTTTATTGTTATTTGATGGCATTGCTGCAAGATACAACATCCCGGTAGTACAATTTAATGTGCTAAATGTAATACCTGGAGCAATTTCGGTACCTACATATTACGCACCAATGGATAATATGCGTGCATACCTTCAAGGATACGGTCAAGAAGTGTTTGCGCCACAGAGACATCCAAATGAAACCGGACATAAGATTATTGCCGAACGTATTATATCTTGGTTAGATGAATCTAATATAGAATTCGGCTAATTCTGGAAATGCGTGTAGCCAATTTTGTTGACGTAAATTGTCAAACTGATTTATTTTATCTATCATTGCGCAAATGTTATTGTGATTCTCGACAAAGTTGTTTGGTAAGAATTTGTAATTGATTGCAGCGGCATATTCATTGCTAAGATTTTGAACTGAAAAATCACCGTGCGCTAAATGCATATTGTAAATTACTGGATCGCCGTCGCGGTTAGTAGGGATATTGTTTGCAATCCATTCTGGAAGGCGATGCCGATTAAACAAATTAAAGATACTAATAGTTTCTTCAAAATTAAACATTACATTTGAAGGTGCAGTATCCCTCATTTTTAAGATATTATCAGTAGCTTGCGACCATAATGCTGGCCAGCGAAGATATTCAAATTGACTTTGAATGCCGTCGATCGAAAAACTTATTCTAACCAATCTAAATTTTGAAAATATATTTTGGTGTACCTTGGATAATGAATGAGTACCGTTGGTCTGTACATGTAGTTCAGAGTTAGTAAATACTCCAGGCATTTGGTTTATCATTTGTTCTAATAAATTCCAGTAGCCTGGATTCATTAATGGTTCGCCGCCGCTGAGTTTTACTTGATCAACAGTTTTAATACGTTGCGTTAATATGGTGTTTAAGACAGTATTAGATAAGTTTTGATGAGACTGTGGCTGGATTGCCGGTAATTTAATGTTGTTATCTTTAAGGTGCTTTTGCCAATAGGTACTTGATGCTGGACCGCATGTTCGACAAGCTAAGTTACAACTGGTGTCGTACATTAAGTCCAACACAGCTAAATGTTCTTTATTGTTAGAAGTTCCGAATCGATCAATTTGACTTTGACGATAACTGTATCCGCCGCTTTCTTCAATGGCGCGGCATCCGTTGCATCCTTGATCCCATTGATTTTGATCGTTTGCTTGTTTGCGTTTCAAAAACTCAGGGTGGTCAAATATTGGTTGGGTAAGGGAATCAATATAAACCATTGGCATAAAAATTTCGCAACACGGTTTAACAACACCTCGGCCATCTTTAGTTAAGTTAATTGAGATACCACCGTGGATAGATGGGCAGTATGTTTTGTTCATCAAGATATTTATATAGCGTTGACAAACACAACGTAAATATGCTATAATTATAAAGTGTTAAATATACTATCTTACATCAATGGAAAACGTAAAACTTCTACTTCTGGTTGGACTAGTTTTAATGCTCCTTGTTGTATACACAACGGGGAAACTGCTGACAGACGTATGCGCGGAGGACTCAAGTTTTCGACGGATACAGACTGGAGCTATCACTGTTTCAATTGCGGCTATACTGCTAGCTTTACTCTTGGATATCCTGTAAGTTATAAAGCACAACGTTTGCTTAAATGGATGGGCGTGCCAGAAATTGAAGTACAGCGGTTAAATCTGGAAAGTCTAAAGCACAAAGATGTAAATCAAATTTTGCGTGAGCGTGCAGATGAAGAACAGCGTGTTCATTTTAATGAAACATCATTGCCAGCAAATGCACGTTTAATTGAAGATTCTGATTCAGAAATAATAGAATACTTACGCAACAGAGGAATAGATCCCTGGGACTATCCATATATGATCGATCCGGATCAACCAAGACTAGGCGTGTTGATACCGTATACGTACAATAATAAAATTGTAGGACATACCACCCGTTTCCTTGACAATAGACGACCGAAGTACTTACATGAGCAACAAACAGGATACGTGTTTGGTATAGACAATCAACACGATAATTGGCAGTTTGTGGTTGTAGTCGAAGGACAATTTGATGCGTTAAGCATTGATGGAGTAGCAGTAACAACAAATAGAATTAGTGATACTCAAGCTGCGGTCCTACGTCGACTTAACAGGGAAGTTGTTGTAGTACCAGATCATGATCAAGCAGGTCTAGCACTGATTGATGATGCAGTTAAGTATGGGTTTTCAGTAAGTATCCCAGAATGGGATGCAGATATTAAAGATATAAATGACGCTGTACAACGTTATGGCAGATTAAATACCCTGATTGATATTATTAATAATAAAAATTCTAGCAAAGTCAAGATTGAGTTAGCACGCAAGGCTCTTAAAAGGAAACTATGAAAGATTATTCAGTAGATATACAAAAGTTATTTTTAGAAATGATGCTTGGGGATGCACAAAGTTATGTGCGTGTTCAGAACATCTACAACGTAGATAATTTTGATCCAAGTTTACGTGAAGCAGCAACGTTTATTAAAGAGCATAGCGACAAATATAAGACTATGCCCGAATTAGAACAACTCAATGCTGCGGTAGGTGCGAAGCTAAAACCAATTCCTCCGGAGATGAAAGATGGACATTATGATTGGTTCATGGAGGAGTTTGAAAAGTTTACCAGGCGGCAAGAGCTAGAACGTGCAATTCTTAAATCAGCAGACTTGTTAGAAAAAGGTGACTTTGATCCAGTAGAAAAACTTGTTAAAGATGCGGTACAAATTAGTTTACACAAGGATATGGGCACAGATTACTTTGAAGATCCGCGTACACGTCTAATGAATATTAAGTCCAACAACGGACAAGTTAGTACAGGTTGGCTTAACTTAGACCGTGCGTTGTATGGTGGATTTAATAGAGGAGAACTACAGATTTTTGCCGGTGGTTCAGGTTCGGGTAAAAGTTTGTTTATGCAGAATCTAAGCGTGAACTGGGTACAAGCAGGACTCAATGGCGTATATATTTCGTTAGAACTTTCAGAAGATTTGTGTTCGATGCGTATTGACTCAATGATGACTAATACATCTAGCAAGGAAGTATTTAAGGACATTGATAATGTTGAAATGAAAGTTAAGATGATGCAGAAGAAGTCTGGCAAGTTTCGTATCAAGTACATGCCGGCACAAAGTACAGTAAATGATATTCGTAGTTACATTAAAGAATTACAAATCCAAACTGGTGTTACTGTGGACTTTTTGTGTATTGACTATCTGGACTTGTTAATGCCAGTAAGTGCTAAAGTAAGTCCAAGTGATTTGTTTGTTAAGGACAAGTATGTGTCAGAAGAAATTCGCAACTTAGCAAAGGAATTAAACGTTATTATGGTAACTGCATCACAGTTAAACCGTTCAGCAGTAGAAGAAATTGAGTTTGACCACTCGCATATTTCAGGTGGTATTTCTAAGATTAACACAGCAGACAATGTGTTTGGTATTTTTACGTCAAGAGCAATGCGCGAGCGTGGCCGCTATCAAATCCAGTTAATGAAAACACGTTCAAGTTCTGGCGTTGGTTCAAAAGTGGATTTAGAATTTGATATAGAAACATTACGTATTTCTGATTGTGATCAATCAGAAGATTCTAACATGCCAACAACTTCAAACATTATGAATAGCATCAAGCCAATTAGTAATGCAACAAACTCTACCCAGGATACTAAAAAAATTGCTGCTAATGTAGACGGAAGTAAGCTCAATAATCTACTGAACGCAATTAAAGGAGGAGGATGATGTTTGGAATTCTAGGTTATGGATATGTTGGAAAAGGAACCCATAAAGGATTAATTAAAGACCGAGAATGTGTAATACATGATCTTTTATTACACACCGATCGAACGATTCTTAAAAATTCTCACACGGTATTTGTTTGCATACCAACAAACACCAATGATGACATTAATACAGTTATACATGAAATTAAAGAATTAAAAAAATTGAACCCAGATGTTACTATTGTAGTACGTAGTACACTTTCGTTGCATTCTTGTAAACGAATACATGACGAGATTGGTAATATAATTTACATGCCGGAATTTTTACGAGAACGGTACTGGGATACTGATTGTTTAAACAGACCTCTTGTAGTAGGGTATGACGGGACCGATAGTCTTCCAGACTGGTTGTCTAACGAAGATATTATTAGATGTACTACAGCTGAAGCAGAACTAATTAAAATGTTTTCTAATAATTTTGGAGTGTTGCGCATTGCATTTGCTAATGTGTTTTATGATCTAGCTCAACGAATGGGTGCAGACTATAATAAAGTTAAAGATACTTTTTTAAAAGTACAACACGATCAAACATATATGGAAGTACCAGGACACGACGGTACACGTGGGTTTGGCGGCAAGTGCTTGCCAAAAGATTTTGATTTTTTAATCGAAACACTAGAAGACGAAGATCCAGCACAAAACTGGTTTAAGCATATAAAGGAGTTAAACAAAAAATGGCAGCAAAAATTTTAGTTACAGGAGCAAGTGGACTCCTAGGGCATGAACTTTGTAATCAGCTAAAGCAGTCAGGTAACGAAGTTGTAGCTATTGATAACAATTTTAGATCACAACGCACCCCTAACGCAGATTGTTATATTCAATCAAATGTCGTTGATGCATTAAAGGACCTTGACACAGATTTTGATTATATCTATCACTATAGTGCAATTAACGGAACAAAATATTTCTATTCAATGGCTAACGAACTTTTAGAAAATAATGTTGGCACAGACCTCGCATTATTTCAGTTTGCTAAACAAAATAAAAATCTTCAAAAAATTGTGTATGCCAGTAGTAGCGAAGTTCCAAGCGGGCATCCACATGATATTATTGACGAAACAACGGATATAACAATTGATAACATACATAACCCTCGATGGTGTTATAGATTAGCAAAAATCTGCTCAGAGAATTATCTAGCTAATTCTAATTTACCTTGGGTAGCAATTAGATATTTCAACATTTACGGCAAATATAGTTTACCAGGGCATTTTGTTTATGATATCATTGAAAAAATTAAAAACAATAATTTTGAATTAATTGGATGCAACGAAACTAGAAGTTATTGTTATGTTGATGATGCAGTAGATGCTTCGATATATTTAGGTAATAATGTACAAGGTCGAGTTGTTAATGTTGGCAATGATAGAGAATTGTCGACTATCGATGCTGCTAATATTATTGCTCTAAAGCTAGGAATTATCAATATTAACTGGGTTTGCGCACCAAGCCGTCCTGGAAGTACCCAAAGACGCCGCCCAGACATTAGTCAGCTTAAAGAACTTTACCCAACTTATGCTCCGCGATCGTTTGAGCAAGGTATTCAATTGGTAATTGAATAAATACAACATTAAAAAGAGAACCACAATGCAAAAACGCACACGTAGTATTCTTGAAGAATTAGAAAGTTTATATGTAGAACGCGATAGATCGCATTTAGTTGAAAGTCGAGCTAATAATGTCATCTCTAGTGCTATTAGACTTATGGAATTTATTGATTCAAACTACGACAGCGAAGCAGCAGAGGTATTAAATCGTAAGTTGTTAAATGCAATACGATCAAGAGACCCTAAAAAGTTTGAAAGAAGTCTAAGGCGCACTGATGAAGATATCTGATATTTTAGTTGAAAATAAAACACAGCTCAATGAGATCTTCCTTGATTGGGGAGATATGATGACCTATGCTAGAACTTTAAAGCAAGAGTTAGGCAAAGGATTATCATGGGACCAGATTAAAAATAGAGCAATGCAGGCACGAAGCAATCGGTTAGCAGTCAAGTCTTTTATTAACCAATGGCTGAATCAGCGGTATCAACTACAAAGTGCATACGCCGACAAAGGTGTTGACGAATCCTATTACCGAGCAGTACTACAAAAGTTGGTATATAAAGAATTAGGTGCAAGTCCCACTAAAACAGTCGAAGACGCAGTAGATATATTGTTAAAAAACGGCGACGATTTGAATAACAATGAATCGCAAAATGCAGCATTGGCTATTATTTTAAGTGCAATTGGTTCTAAAATGGCAACCAAAGCAGACAAAGTTGATGTGCAGTCGATGAAATTAGCCTCAGTATCATACGGAAGCAAACTTCCGAACTGGGTTAAGGTTACTGCTGGATTAAAAGTTCCTGTTATTATTTTAATGTACACTATAAAAAATAATAACGGCGATAATCAACCGCATAAGTTTGTTAAATTTAATGGACGCTGGTATGATATGGATAAGACAGTAGTTGTAGGTACAACTACTGAAGCACGTAAAACTAGAAATCAGAAAGTTAGACATCGGCAAAAACAACAAAAGCCAGTTCTAAGACGGGTGTTCACTCCAGATAATCCGGCTCACGTTTTATTAAATGACGATACACTTGTAAAGGACTTTGACATTATAGCTGTGTTGAACATTAATTCAGCACAGTTACTTAACCAGGGTATTTGGGAAAATGCACGCCAAACAGCAATTGTCTCAACCAATCCGCCATCAAGTTGGGCAGAATTAACTCCTGAAGAAGTAACACAATGGAAAGTGGAAACTGGACATAAATGATGAAATCAGTTTATACTTTACTTGAAGGCGGAAACGTATTTAAGAATGCCGATGGATCGTCGGCAACAGATCGTATTGACCGCGATTATGTAAAACCAACTGTTAAGTGGTTAGAACAAATAACTGCTCTTCCGTTGTTACAAAATATGCTTGGTACAACAGGAAAGAAAGCAACGTCGGGTGATTTAGACCTAGGTGTTGACGCTTCAAAATATAATAAAGATGGATTAGTTAACACACTAACACGTTGGGTAGAAGCAAACAACGGTAATCCTAAAGAATGGATTAAAAAGTCTGGAATTAATGTACACTTTAAGACACCTATTGCAGGCAATCCAGAGTATGGCTTTGTACAAACTGACTTTATGTTTGTACCTGATTTAGCATACTCAACCTATTTCCTACACTCTGCTCCAGATTCAAACTTTAAGGGAATGCACCGTAATGTGCTATTGAGTTCTATTGCTAAAGCAGCAGGCTACAAAATCAACCAAACACAAGGATTGATCGCAAGAGATACTAATGAACTTGTAACAAATAACTGGGACAAGATTGCTAAAGTTTTATTAAGCCCAACAGCACGTAAAGAAGATTTACACTCTGTTGAAACTATTATGAATGCACTAGCACGTGACCCTAATCGCGAAGCAAAGATTAAAGATGCTCGCGAATATTTTGAACGCGAAGGACTACAATTAGAGCAAGGTGTATCTGAAAGTTATTTCCTTGCTAAACTACGTGATAGATTAACCACACCGGGTATTTACGGTTTATATGAACAAAACTTAATGGAAGCCCGTATTGAGCATCCAGAAGATTTGCCATTTACACAAGGCGGCCGCGGCATAGAACAAGCTATTAGTATTCTTTCTAATATGGCAGATACTACCGAGCATGTTACAATTAAATGGGATGGCAAACCTGCTGTTATTTTTGGACGCAATCTAAAAGGTCAATTTGTATTAACTGATAAATCGGGGTTTGGTGCTAAAGGTTATGATGGTAGAGCAACAAGCCCAGAAATGTTAGCAAGCATAATGAGTCAACGCAAAGGTGAGCGTAGCGAATTAATTGCTATGTACCAAAAGCTATTTCCATTATTAGAACGAATAGTACCGCCTTCATTTAAAGGATATGTTCAAGGCGATTTGTTGTTTGGTACTCCTGAACAACCTAAGCCAGAAAAGAGTAAGCAAAATCGTTATGTGTTTACTCCAAACACTATTACATACGAAGTTGATGCTGATTCGGATATTGGTCATGCTATTAGCAAAGCAGAAGTTGCTGTTGCTATACATACTCACGTAGATGAAGATGGAACTAGTCAAGCTATTAAGCATGTAGGCAATAGCCTACGTCATTCGCCTGGTGTGCTAATACTAGATCCTTACTTTGACGAAGATCCACATGTAAGCATGCCTAAACGCGACCGCGAAGCGTTAGAAGCACTAAAGGACTTAATTCCGCTAGTTAATGATTTTATGCGTCCGGAAGAGTTTAGAAATCGTAAAATTTCTGATCTTCCGCAACAAATTAAAAAGTATGTTAACGCTCGTGTTAGAGAAGGACATTATGATAATCTAGCAGGCGGATTCATTGGCTGGATTGAAACAGCAGCGCCAAGTCAGCAAAAAGCTGCAAACATTAAGCAATACATAGCTGAACATAAGAAAGGATTTGCTGCGATCATTAAGGCATTTTTAGTGATTTCACAGGTAAAAAGCGATATCGTGCGCCAACTTGACCAACAAGCAGGGTCAGTACATGCTCATATCGCTGGCGAACCAGGGCATGAAGGTTATGTAGCAGACACAGAACACGGCCCTGTTAAGTTTGTAGATCGCATGCGTTTCAGTCAAGCAAATTTCGCAAAAAACAATCCTGAACTAGGATAAGTTTTTTTGTCTTTTATATAAATAATATTAACAAACAAACATTAGGAGAATTATTATGCCAGGAGTAACTCGCGCACACGGTTATGCAGGTGCAGGTGAATTTGTAGGTCGTAACCTATTAGTAAAGAGCTTCGCTAAGGGTTCAGCAATGACCCAAGCTAACATGGACGCTCTAGTAGAAAGCATTCAGCAACTAGCTACTATCGAAGTTGTTGGCGCTTTCACAGCAGGTACTACAGCTACCGCTTACTTCATTATCAGCGGTGCTGAAGATAGCGACTTTGCAGCAGGTGCTTACACAGCAACTGACAGCCAAGCATACACTATTGCAGACGTAACTGGTTTCACTCAGTAATTATTTTACTGACAACAAACCTAAAAAGCCCAGTTTTATACTGGGCTTTTTTATTGACCTTAAATACGCTATGCAAAAAAGCCCTTTTATTGTTTATGAATCGCCTGATGGCGGAAAAACGGTGTTTGCTAGACACGCAGGTTCAAACGAACGCAGAGTTGTTAAACAAAACACATACGAAGAATGGAATGGATTCGCATTGCGTTATGATTGGGATGGATTAGCAGAGCGTCATCCTGCAATTTTAGAGCAATTAGAAAGATTAAAAGTACTGGTAACCTTATGCAACGAATAAAGATATGTACATCGTTTGATATTACACAAACAGGTGTAAATAGACCATATAAACAACAAACATTGCCTGTTAATATTAATGGAAATGTAATTAATACTGTCGATGACTGGAACAGATTACGTAGACAGCAAAGTAATTGGGAAACGGTATTACAAATCTTGCTATTTCGTATACAACCTGTTAATATAACCAATCCTGAAAAGCAAGGAACTGCTAGTAAATGGTGTTTCACATTTGAGAGTGAAACTGAATTGGCGTTTTTTAAAGACGGTGATCCACTAGGAGCATTGTATGATGACTTTAACGGAACACCGATAATTTTAGATCTCGGTGAAAAGAAAGGTTTATTACCTTACATTAGCACCTCAGGAACAAAACAAAACATATGGTTTGAAGAAGTATGATCGATATTAACAGTATTACAGATAAAGTTAAGCGTTTTTTTGATAAAGAAAGTGTTCCGCCTATTGTACAATCAGGTGAGACATATCATGTATTAGAGCGTTATCGCATTGTTAAACATGATGATGTATACGACGTATACAAGTATGATGATTTTGTTAGCACTTTAAGTTCAAGTTCAGCAGCATTAGGATGGTGCATATACGACAGTAAGAACTTATGGTCCAAAGGTAACGATATTATTCGCGATGACCGTAGAATTCAGCAGTATAAGTTTGATATAGAAAATAGAAAACGCATATTGGATAAGACAAAAAACGATGATGAACGCCAGGTACTTTTAATTAGGATCAACGAAGATGCTAACAAACTAAAGCAGGCTAGACGTAACCTTAATAAAACTGTAAAGTTGACTAAATATATTAAAATTAAGGGATTTAATGATGAATCTGAATGATCTAGCACCAAAACTCAATTCTAAAAAACTTTCTGAAGCCTATAACTCACAGTTTGGCAAGAAAGTTGATGTTTCTTCTGTTAGCCGTGATGCTGCTGTTCGTATGCTGAACGAAACTCGTGCTAAAATTGCCGAGTTCAAAAGCAGTCGTCAAGGACATTATAGAGAAACAAACGCAACATATCTAAAGTTAATGTTTATGGAACAAGCTCTAAGTGCTAGAGTTACAGAATCCCAACCAGAATCAAAGGTTAAAGTTATGAATTCAAAAGCAAAATATATGAATGCTGTTAAAACTGTTGCTGTTGGCGGCAAGTTAACAGAAAGTGAAATTGCAGCACTAGGTGTTAGTAAAGGTTTAGCAAGCGTTCTAGAAAACCGCGATAGTGCTATTAAGTTTATGAGCAAGATGGTCGAAGCTAGCAAGTGCAAGAAAAAGAAAATGATGGAAGGTACGGAAGTAGATCAAGCGCAAGTTGTACTAGCAGCACAAGACATGGTTGATCAAGTTCAAAAGATGATCGAAAACATGACTGACCTAAAAGTTAAAGAATTACCAGCACTAGTTGATGGTATTAAGGGTGAGCAAGGTGTTGACGCTGCTGGCCAATTCCAAAGCACAGTCGATGGTGCATTACAAGGCTTAATTGATGCACTAAGTGGTGCTAAAGGTGAACTAGAATCAGCAGTTGGTGTTATCACTGGCGAAGAAATGAGCGTACCAGGTGAAGAAGATATGGGCATGGGCGACATGGATATGGACGCTGAATTACCACCAGAACCAGAAATGGATATGGAACC